CGCCCGGTCGGCACGACGATCTCGCCCTCGGGGTCGGCGGCAACGAAATGCACCTCGTCCACCACTCGGCGGCCGACTTCGCGCAGCAGCGCCGTCTGGCCAATCGACTCGGGCGGGTGCGAAATCTTGAAGTGGATCGTGACGTCACCGCCTTCCGGGATGGCGCTGGCCGGCAGACGGCGGATCACGCCCTCACGGGCATTGGCGCTGTAGTCGATGTCGAGCGCGTACTCGGTCTGGTCATTCAGCGAGGTGACGCGGATGTCGGCCAGGTGCGTAAAGCCCAGCTCGATCACACCCGCTTCATCGAAGGATGTGCTGATCGCCTTGGTGGTGTTCCACAGCGGATCGCCCTCGCCCAGGGCGAGGTGCAGGGTTTGTTCTTTGATCGCGGCGGCAAGCGCAGCGCGACCGCTGGCAGTCAGGATGGCCATCGGGTGCTCCAGAAAATGAACGGGGAATAGAAAAATCAGGACTGCGTGCTGTGAGCGCTGCCGATCAGCTCGCGGGTGTCGGTCCAAGTTGAAGACGGCCAGCGCACACCGGTCCAGGTCTGGCCTTGCCAGGCGGCGCGGGTACTGAAGACCGGCACGCGTGCGGGAGACACCTGTGAAGCGGCCCCGGCTTCTGCGCTGAGGGTCAGCAGGCGCAACAGGCTCGGGTGAGCGTCGTCGAAGACATAGGGCAGGTTCTCGCTCAGGCCAGGGATGCAAATTTGCATCTCTGTGAGCGCGCGCCACTCGACCTCGGCCACATCACCCAAAGTGAGATCGCCCAGGGTGGGCAGCGGCCGGGTGCGCAACAGTGCTCGCCGGGGCGTGCGGGTATTGACCTCGCCCAGAATGACCTCACTGAGCACCACCTGCGCCCGTTGGTACAGGCGTGGCCGCCAGCCGGCCGCATCGGGTAGAGCTGGATTGCTCCGGGCGTGATCACGCCGCACAAAACCCCGGTCGAGGCTGGGTACGGACTCGCCCAAGGCCCACATCCCCAGCGCCTGATCGGCACGGGCCTGGACCCGGTGAACAGCGAGATGGTCGCGGTGGGCCAGCAGACTCAAGGTCGGCACGACCAGGTCACTCGTATGCGCCCGCCTGAATCGCTCCAGCACCTCCACGCGAATCAGCCGGTGCGGCGTCGCGGAAAGCTTGTCACTGCCACCCAGGGTGATCGCTTGCCCCACCTCTTGCCAGGCAAAGCGCGGCAGGTTGGCGTTGAGGTCGCCCAAGGGCGTGCTGTCAGACAGCACCACCATCGCCCGTGCAAATCGGCGTTTGGGCAGCAAGGTGGTCGCATCTGGCACGCCCAGCGCATTGGCCAGCGTGAACAGATGCGAGTGCAGGATCTCCTCGTTGGGCGTGTGCCCAGGATCGCCCAACGCCGAAAAGTCGAGCAAATACCGGTCGATCAAGCGGGCCACAGCAAAGCGCACGGCCTCACGGTTCGGCGCGATCTGTTGTCCGGATGCCAGCGCGTTCTGTGCGAAACCTCGCCCAAACGACAGCTTGGTCTGCCCGTCCCTCCAGAACACCCCACTGTGATCCGACAGCAGCGCATCGCCCAGTCGACTCTCATCCAGCACGACGCGGCGCAGGTCATGGCCGTGATAGAGGCGTGACAGGCGAGACCGGGCCGGCGCCGACAGGCGGGCGATGGCAATCAGGTTGGCAATCGCCGTGTCGCTGTCGAGCACTTGTCCCGGATCGAGCTGGAACTCGGCGAAGTGAACGCCCGGGGGTTCCTGCTCGACCGTCGCGCGCATCCCGATCCAGGACAAGGCGGTCGAGAGTGCCGCCGGCGTACCGCGCAGTCGCTGCCAGAGGATGCCCTCGGCGATGGCTTGACGGGGTTCGGGCAGGTAAGGCAGCAATTCGCCCAGGCCATACTCCCAGATCAACCAGGGCAGCAGCGGGTCAGACGGATCGGTCTTGAACTGGCGGATCGCATCCGCCGGCAGTGCCAGCCTGGACAGCGGATCGGTCGCCAGGGATAACGCCTGCTCCAGCGGTGTGGCATTGGCGGGCAGCAGATGGTCAGCGGTCATGTGCCCTCCAGCGCAGGGGGAGAAATGGGAAGGCGCGAAGCGCTATCGATCCCGCCCCGCAAATTCCAGATTCAAATGGATCAGCCGCACCGCCTGGTTGGCGTTGGCACGAATGTCGGTCGTCGGCACGAGCAACTCGACCTTGTGCACGCCGGGGCGCTGCAACTCGCCGATCACCCAGGAGGGCGTCAGATCCCAGCCCAGGCCCGAGTGCGCAGCCAATGCTTCCTTGAACCGTGCCCCGATGGCGTCGAAGGCCACCATCGGCGTGTCGGGGTAGAGCCAGATCCGGGCGATCACGGTGACGGGAATCAGCACGGCTGGCACCACCTCGACGGTATCGGTCAGCACCCGGATGTCGTCACGCAGCACAACCGCGCGAACAGCATCGAGCACCGCATCCGGAACGGTGTCTGCTTCACCCTTGGCGAGCACGCTGATGCGCACACGCCCGGGTTCCGGGCTGTCGACCTCGACATCGGCCACCTCGGGGGATGCCGAGAGTGCCCAATAACGGTAATGCGCCGCCCCGCCCGCATTGGCAAAGCCGATGATGCGTTGACGGGTGCGCAGGCGCAGCGCCTCATCGGTCTCATCCATCAAGCGCGTCACGCCGTAGAAAGCGGCCAGATGGTCGAGATCGCTGCCTGTGGCAAAAGCCAGGAGGGAGGCCTTGGCAGCGGCGTTGATTCGGTTTCTGAGCAGCACTTCCCGGTAGGCTGCGACCTCCAGGAGTTTCACGGCCGGGTCCGAGGCCAGGAGCGCCGAGTAGTCCGGGTAGCGGGATTGAAACTCCGTCTGCAGTTCCGAGAAGATCGTCTCGAAGGACAAGGTCTCGATCACTGCCGGGGTTGGCAAACTCGCCAGATCACTGAGCGTGGTCATTCACACCTCCACTGCGGTGAGCACGGTGGCTTGGCCATCGGGCAGATAGATGCCTTCCAGATCGAGCACGACTTGCCCGACTTCTGCCCTGGCGATGCGAACGCGGGTGAGCTTGAAACGCGGCTCCCAGCGCGCCAGGGCCTCGGCGGTGGCCGAGTACAGATCCATGGCAAGCCTCGGGGTCATGGGGTTGTCGACCAGCGTGGGCAGGCGTGAGCCATAGTCACGGCGCATCACGCGGGTGCCGATGCGGGTGGTCAGGATGTCGCGGATGCTCTGGCGCAGATGGTCGATGCCAGCCAGGGGTTGGCCGGTTTGGGCGTTGATTCCGAGCATCGCTGATTACCCTGCATAGACATTGGCTGACCCTTCGGCCACGCTCGAACCACAGGCCACCGGATCGCCGATGCGTCCGACGGCCTGACCCTCTACAAACACACTGGTGCTTCCCTCCGCCAGCACGCTGGCGTGACAGGCGGGACCACAGCAGTGAGTTCCCCAGGCATCCCCCACCCGATGCACCGCGATGCCATTGATGAACACCGAGGCGGCAGCGGAGGTACTCGGGCGTGCCGGGAAACAGCCGTGGCCGGTGCATTGATCACCGAGACGAGTGACGGCGGGCATGGCGACCTCCTTCAGTTCAGATCAATCCGGGGTGCAGTCAGCCGCGCACCCTGATCGCTGAGCTCCAATCGCGTCGGGCCAATCTCCAGTACGATTTTCCCGCCCGCTGGCACGGCCAAGCGCCAGTGTTGCTGCGCCCGGTCGTACTCCATCACCGCTCCGTCCCTGAACAGGGTGCGCGAGACATCCGCTGAATCGGCCGGAGCAGGATGGTCTGCCCGGTAGATCGAGCCGACCACCACCGCTTGGTTGAGATCGCCACCCGGGGCAACGAGCAGCACCTGCTCCCCTGGCTCCGGCGGATGCCAGGTCCGATCCTGACCAGCACGCACCGTCGCAAAGGGCAACCAGCCGGTGGTGATGGGACCGGCCTGCACCCGCACACGGGCACGGGCAGTGTCGAGCGCCACCACCTGCCCCATCAGCGCCACATTGCTGATGCGCCGCTCGGCCTCGGTCATGTCCTGGTGCAGGTTGCGCTGGCTCATGAACCTGGCTCCCGGTAGTGCGTGCCACCCGGCTGATAGCTGTGCTCATGGCCAGTGCCAATCTCCGGCACCCAGCTGACCAGCACCTGCAGCGGCAACACCCCGTCATCGATCACAGGCTTGGTCCAGTAGCTGACTTCGAACGACAGGCGAGCGGCCAGCACCGGCGTATCACCCTCTCCGCCTTGATCCACCTCGGTGCGAGTGAGGCGCGTACCTTCGACCAGCAGGCCCAGGGTTTCGTCGGCATCGAGGGTGGCCTCCACCACCTGCGCCAGCACATCGGCCTCTTCGGCGGCGGCGTCGCCACTGGCGATGATTTCCACCGACAGTTCGAGCTTCCGATAGCGCAGTCCCGGATCGGCATGGGGCTGATCCTCGATGCGCTCATCGCGCGTGTAGATCAGGATCGCCGGCAGCTTGCCGGCAAACAGCGGGGTGCTGCGGTGGATGCTGATGCGCGAAGCGGTGATGCGCGCATCCACCTTGGGCAAAGACTCAATGAGTCGCGCGGCCACCGCCTCACGGATCAGGGTGCGTGGATGCTTCATGGCCGCCCCCTTTGTGTAGCATCAGTTTCAGAAAGCCGTGCCCATCGGGTCGCACCTCGACGATCAGGTAGAGCACACCTTGCACCGTCACGGCATCGCCCTCGGTCGGGGTGGCCGGCAGATCCGCCAGCCGCACCTCCAGCACCGGCTGGACCATGGACACCGGCACGCCCGTGCTGGCATCCACCTCCTGGTGCGCCGCCGAGAACACGCCCCGGCCCGGCAGCGCCTCGGCTTGCCCCTCAATGTGAAACACCACCGGCTCACCAAAGGTGGTGAGCACGATGGCGGACATGGCTTGGGTCAGGTCACCAAAAACCGTCATGGTCACCTCCCATCACGATCACCAGCCATTGTTCGAGAAGAGCCGCACGGTCAGCGCCGGGCGTTTCACAATCGGCAGCGGGTTGGACTGGGTGTAGATATCCACACCGGTGCCGTTCGGACGCGCCAGCTGGTGGGCATAGAGCTCCTGACCATAAGTGCCCACCGCCTCCATCAAGTTCGCCGGGGCAAAGTAGGTGCGGAAGGTGTCCAGCGTACCCAGCGGAAACGCCACCCCTTCGCGCGGCGGGATCAGGCGCACGGGCGTACCGTCGGCCAAGGTGACGGTGCCGAAATACTCCTCGAACAGGATGGAGCCAAAACGAAAGCCCCGGCGCACATCGTCGCGCAGCGGGTTGGTACCGGCGGTGCCCTGGTAGAAGGTGTAAGCCTCCTTGACGGTCTTGTGCTTGACCAGGGCATCGAAGAACTCGGGACTGACCAGGGCGTGGATGGTGGTCATCATCTCGCCTTTGAGGTTCTCCTCGATGTGGCGGGCCACCTGGGTGCAGTGGATGACCATGTCCTCGGTGCCACCGAACACGAAATCCACCTCGGGCTTCTGGATGCCGAACTCGTCGTGCCAGTCGTAGAGGGTGTTTCCAGCACCATCCTTGGTGATACCCAAGAGTGCATTGACGCGCATGTACTCCAGCGTCTGCGCGTGTTTCGCACGCATCCGGGCAAGTTTGCGGGTCATCACGGTCACCAGCGGGTCTTCGCCAGCGGCGAGGCCCAGGCCCCGGATGCCCTGGATTTCCTCGGGCAGCACCACATCGTTGTGCGGTATGTGTGGCACCGAGAAAGAGCGCACTTCGCGCTTGTCGGTGGTGCCGACGGTGGCCGGGGCGCCGAGCGCGACGGCGGGTAGCAGGCGCAGCTCACCCTCGATGGACTCGATGGTGACGTTGCGCTGCGAGATGGGCTCGGGTGCAAACAGCCCCAACTGGCCCACGGGGCCGTAGGGGTTGGGCAGCATCTGGATGGCGGCCGACATCTCGGCCAGCGTGAAGCCGCCGGCGTCGAAAGGATTGACGATCACGGTCATATCAAGACTCCTGGGAAGTGAGGTCAAGCGACCGGACGCACGACGATGCCGTGAGCAGCCAGTTGCTGGTGTTTGAGGGATTGGGCGGCGGCATCCGTGATCGAGGCATCAAAGGCCAAGGCACGGTCGGCGACGATCACTTGACCGCGCGCAAGCACGACGGCCTGGGTGTCGGCGTCGCTGGCGGCCACCGGGTGCAGCAGAACGGCCGAGGCAATCTCGGCCCCCTCGATGCCTGTGGTCGAGGCGGCCGGCGAGAACGCATAGACGCCCGTGGCGGTGATGCGGCCGAGCACGGCACCCAGCGGGTAAGCCGTGCCAGCTTTCAGGGTCACGGTCTCGCGGGTGTAGTCCGGGTCGGACTCGCGCTTGATGAGGTCACCCAGCGTCGACGGGGAAATCAAAGGTGTGCTCATTTACGACCTCCATAGGCTTGGGCCGCTTTGACCAAGGGGCTATCAGCGACGGATTGGGGTTTGGTGTGGGGTTGCGGCGGAGCCTCGGCGACGATGTCTTGCGCCACATCGCGTTCGGCCGCCTGCTTCAGTACCGACTGGCGCAGCGCGTCCGGGGTGACGCCACGGGCCAGGGCCTGGGCCGGATCGACCGTCACGCCGAGACGTTGGGCCTGGGCGGCGATCTCGGTCAGCTCGGCGAGTTGGCTGCGCAGTCGCTGCTCAACCTGGGCGGTGATGGCCGCTTCATCGAGCGGCGGATTTTGCGGTGACTGCACCGGGGTCGGGTTCGCTGTCGAACCTTCCAGGGCGTCGTCCAATGGCGTGACGGGGTTGTGATCGTTCATGGAGATCTCCTTCGGGGTTGGTTGGGATCGGGAAGTGGTACGAATGGCCGACAGCGAAGCAGCCTTGTTGCGCAGGCTGCGACCGGCACTCATGGCCAGCTGGCGTTGCAGGGCGGTGATTGCCTCGGCGCGGGTTCCGATCTGATCGGCCAGCCCCGCCTGGAGAGCGGCCTCGCCGCGATAGACACGGGCCTCGGT